CAGAGCTGTGGCTCATCCACAAACTATGGTAATACAATTATACTACTTGTTCTTCTTCTCTTGCTTCTTTGCACGTTTTTCTTTTAGAGAGAGCTTAGGCTCTTTCTTTTTATTAGCGTTGCCTTTTTGTTCTTTGTTAGCCATGATTACTCCTTTCTTTGTGCGGCAGGTAGGACTCGAACCTACGATTACCGAATTATGAGTTCGGGGCTTTAACCGACTAAGCTACTGCCGCCTTATACTATTCTACAACAGTTGCTTGGATTTGTCTATACTTGATCTTACTAGATCCTGTACAAATTCGCTAAAATGTTTTCTAATACTTCCAGGTGGCTCATTGCCTAAGACTTCCCAGATCTTTTTATATTCAATAACATTATTATATGTTGTTGGACATAAATGATTACCCTCATAGTTTTCAAGTGTCACTGGAAGCGGAACATGCTTACCAACACAGGCACACATCATGCCATTGAATTTAGTGCTTACATACTTACTCATAGTATACTCATTCCCGATATTGCATCTAAGAGTTCTGCTGGCATCTTCTTAGGTACTCCATCTTTAGTTACGTTGCTATTTACATTATCTTCTTTACTTCCAGCCCAAGTGTGAATATTAATTTCTCTGTCGCCTTTCTGTGATCTTGATATGGCATTGTATATTGACCCGCATACAGCGTCTGCAAGGTCTTTAGAGCCCTTTCTAGGGTGGTCTACCTTATCTCTCATAATTCTTAGTTGCAAGAGTTCGTCTATGAGAAGCTTAATATCTGGCCCCTTTATTCTCTCTTCCATAATACCCAAAGCCATGTCCTCATAGTGCTTCTTTGCTACTGACAGGATCTCTGTGTGTATATTATAATTTTTAATTTGCTGCATCATATCGTGTGAGTTCCATCTATCGAAAGTCACAGCCTTAATATTAAAACCTCTAGACTTAAGAGAAATAATATAATCTTTGACCTCAGTAAAATCAACAGACTTATCTGAAGTAGGAGTCCACCATCTTACTGCATCAACAATAACTTTAGGAGCTACCTGTTCATAATCATTAAATGATCTAATCTTTACCCACTCACTTACGTGAGACATGGATACTGCACAATGGTCATGCTTTTGAGCTAAGTCAACGTGCACAAAATATTCCATATCGTCCAACGGCTTTAGGGCTTCTTCAAATCTTCCAGTAGAGTTATCTACACCGTTATTCAAAACAAATGCCGCCTCAATCTTTTCTCTTGACTTAAAGAAAGCGTCTACTGCTTCTGGTGGCATACATGCAAAGCGTGATAGTGCGTCAGTTGGATTTGTATAGAATGCTACCTTAAAATCATCAATAGTTCTAGTTGGATTAATCTGCCAGGTTGGTCTACGCAATGCAAAGGTCTTTGGAATCTTGTAAGATATTATTTGATCTTCTTCCCACTCAACAGTAAATTCATTACCATCTACACCATCCTGAAGATCTTCGTCCATCTTAAATTTGTGACTCAATACCTTTACTTCTTTTTGCGCTACAACAGCCTCGTATCTTTGTTGGATATAATCGTTCTTATAGCGTGGGAATGATAGAAGAATTACCTTACCAAAGTCTGGGAAACGTGAATCTACTGATGCTCTGTACATATCGTATATAGCGCCAGCCGTTTTTGCCTGTTCGTGCCCTGTTGTATTGTCAATACTAAAGCCAGAAATCTCATCAAGAATAACTACAAGTGCGTTGTATCCCTCGAAGGCTTCTCTTTCTGAGTGTCCTGAGTGACAGCTAATTCCCTTATCAAACTCAATAACGTCAGACTTTGGTACATACTTACCTGCAAACCAAGGTGACTTATCAATTCTAGTCTTTAAACCTTTAAAGAAAACGTTCTTTGCCTGCTGAGCGTTAACAGCAATATTGATAAGATCAATTGAGTCTCCAGGAGGCTTACCGAAATATTTTGCTGGGTCTTTTAAGCATAGCAAAAGGTAAACAATATAGGCAACAGCAATGGTTGAGCAGTAGTCTTTTCCAGAACCTTTTCCTAGTTGTGCGACTACCTCGTTAACTGTTTCTTTCCAACGCTTCTCACCAGCTTCTTCACCATATAGCTTATTTAGTGTTGCTCTCTTGTATATCTGAGAGCTTGCCCTGATAAGCATATATTGATATTCGGACAATGGTGGTAGCCCAAGGTATTCATTGCTGACTTCAAGGATATCAATTATGTCTGAGAAATTAAACGACATCTTCGCTCACATTTCTAAGGCTTGTTACATTGTTTCCTTCTGAAACAATTACTTCTTCAACTTGATTAGATATCTGAGAAAGCCTACGCATAATTTCATTTCTTACCTGTGGATACTCTGAAGATATATCTTTTAATATTCCAATAAGTATGTCTTGCTTTCTTTCTGTTTCCGCCAGATGGCTAGCAAGCTCTGCGTTATCTAATAGCCCAAGCTGTTGAAGCATAGCAATTCTTTTTTGTTCAATGTCTGCAATAAGCTTTAATGTAGTAGCCTTAACGTTTAGCTGACCAGCTTGATCTGCATCGTCTACGGTCTTCCAGGCCTCTTTAATAAGCATTGCGTAGTGTTGGTCTGCTCCAGCAACTGCTTCTTTTGCACGATCTCTAGCGCTAGAGTCATCACGAACAACAGTCTTCCACTCTTCAATAAGCTCTAAAACATCTTTACGTGAAAGTGATAGAGTCTTTGAAATTTGTGTAGCGCTATTGCCCATGAGCATTTGTTCTACGACTTTATTCATACGGTCAAAACGTTCTGCTAATTCTATTTCAGACATACTATCTCCTGTTCTATATAAAGTATACTCTTAGTCAACTAAAATGTCAAAGCTAATTAACTAAGATTTATGCCTTAGCACTACATTCATATGATGTGGTGCAGAAGTAATATCTCCAACTACTATTTCCATCTCTTCATCATTAACTAATCTATACATGTTAAATTGAGATGATACTTTATTTAAAAACTCTTCTGAGTGATATGGGCCAAGTTCAACAATAGCAGCACGACATGATCTTAATGGCTTTTCTAAAGTATCCCAAACCTTTTCCTCATGGCCTTCAATATCCATCTTTATGATGTCTATCTCTTCAATAGCAATATCATCTAGAACATTCTCTATCCTATCAAGCATTACTGGTAGGCTACTCATACCATCTACTACGCTATCTTCATCAGTTATTCCTGCTCCGCCAAGATTGGATCTTGGAACTAATATAAAAGCTTCTTTTGTTTCATCAGACAGCCCGATATCAAATAGATTGATTGCTCCAGTAACTTCATAATCATTGTCTGACTCTAGAATTGTTTTCTCATATACATTTACCAACTCTTTGTTGGCTTCAAACGAGAAAACTCTACCGAATGGACCTACCGCTCTAGCCATAATCTCAGTAAAGTATCCTATATTCATACCAATATCTAGGCAAGTATCTGACTCCTGCACATTTTTTATTAGCCAATTAGTTTCTACCTTTTCCACTTCCTCTGATTCTTTATCAGACCAAAGTCTTCCAGATATCTCTGGATTGTCATATGTGATACCTGACATTCTTCTGCTATCTCCTTTATCGTTTTCTTTTGAAGTACATATCTTCTAAATAAATAATCTTTGCTTTGATACAATTTCATTTCTTCTCCGTCAAAGTCTTTTGTGCAAAGAAAGCTATCCCAACTGCATCAGCAACATCAAAGTCATCTAGCTCAATGCCAAATGATCTTTTAACCCAATCAACAGTTCTTTGCTTTCTAATTTCTCTTTGCTTAGTTTTATACCAGGAGTCTGTTTTACCTGGGTTTGCTATCTTTATGCCGTTCTTTTCGTCATTAGTAAGGTTTTTATTTCCAATATATGACTGCCAGGATATGGGAGCAACAGTTATAACCTCTGGGTTATACTGCATAAGCTCTGCAAGAACGACTCCGTATACGTAAGAAAGTTTAATTACTGCATCTGCAGACTTGACCATAATTGCGCCTTCCATTGCAATATAGTCAGCCTTAAGCTCCTCGCTAAATGCACCAATTTTGTTTCTAGCATCAGCTATCTTTTCATAAATTGTCATTCCGTTAAGAAGAATCTTGCCATATCTTTCTGGCTTTCCATCTCTGAAAAGACAAAATGCTACAGAATTAGTAGATGCGTCTATACCAATTACGGTAGATGCGCTTACTTTATTTAGCTTTGCCAGCGTCATTTATCATATCCAATAACTTTTTCTTAGCATTCTTTATTGCTGAGGACTCACAAGATGAGCACACTGATTCATAGTTATATCTGCTGAGCTGTTTTTCGCAACCTTTATTCTTGCATATTCTAACTGCACCGCTTCTAATGGCCTTCTTCTCATAGTATTTTTCCATGATTCTTTTATTAGTTGCAATACGGCAACACTCATCAGAGCAATACTTTTGATTGTGAGTCTTTGGCTCAAATGTTGCTGAGCACTCAAATCTAGCACATATCATTTTGGAAGATCCAGCTTCTCTATAATTAAATCTCCATGCTCTCCAGACCAGCATTCTTTTCTTACTGGACAGTACTTGCAAGTAGAGGTGCTCTTTGTAAACGGTCTTTCTGGAAGATGTCCTGCCTGATAGTTTTTATACACGACTCTCATCCAGTCAATAGTTTTTTCAATAAGCGCTCTATGCCTATCATTCATATTAATTGGCATAATAAGAATTTCATTGCTATTCTTATTTTCATACATTAGGAATCCTTCATCAAGCTTTTCAACCCACATATAAAGAAGAAGCTGAATTAAGTGTGATGTAGTAGGAGCCATGCTAGTTTGTCTTGCGGCAAAGACTTCATCACGAACAGTTTTTAGTTCGCCAATAATTTCTGTACCATACCAGTCAACAATCATATCTGCAAATCCTCTGATTGGAGGATCATCACATAGAATTTCTCTTTCTAATTCTTTAGCTAGCCCAGCGCCTTCTAGTAGTGTTTGAATTCTTTCATGTGCCTGCTTACCATTTTCCATATTAGCAATAGCAATTGCATCAAAATTATCCTCAAAGTCGCAACCATTAAAAGCTATAAACCAGTATCTTGGACACATTCCATATCCATAGCCAACTGTGCTTGGAGAGAAGGTATGCTTCTTTGCGTATCTATCTAGATTTCTATTTGCAGTGTACGCTTCATTCATCATTTGACCAAAGGCTATAGGATCAAATTGACCCATAGTCTTTTTAAATTTTAAATTTGTTACTAAATCTCTACCCATTTAATTTCTCGCAGCATACTTTAGAGCGTCAACCAGTCTATCTATTGCCTCTTTAGCAGAGTAATAGATGTTCTTTTTATTATAGTTTAAGGTTCCGCTCTTATCTCTGGCTATAGTGGTATAGTAGGCAGCCAGTACCGTAAGCTTTGCGCTTATAGCTTGCAGCTCAATGATTAGCATTGGTGCTTTAGCAGAAGGAATGTCAGGATTCATTATTAATTTAACAATGATTGCCAATGCCCTATCAAGTTGCTCGTCCTTCATTAAATCATGAAGGTCGTTAAATTCTGTTACATCACTAATTAGCTCTAGTACGCTTTTGTCTGACATGCTTATCCAATCTATCTATAAATAATCCGAATGGATAGCCAATAGCAAATCCAAGTAGTAATCCAAAAAGAAATGTTGTCACTTCTTTTTCTCCAAGTTCTTCTTATGTACTGTTAAGTATGGACCTAGATCGGCTTTAATAGCTCCATCCTTACGAATTCTTACTATTCTGCCATTCTTAATGACAGTTTTATTCATTGGATGCTTATTATTTGACCCCATGATTATCCTCCCAAAATGTAATTAACTCTTCTAAAATTGCCCATTCAATTATTCCAAGTCTCACTTTGGAATCTGTTCCCAGTATTATTTTTAGTGCTGGATACATATCTCTATTTACCTTAAATGTATCTGTGCATATCTTTGACCATACTGGCTTATTAAGCGTAAATGAAGCTGATGCTTCCTTATAATCTACAAGAAACTGTTTCCACTGTGCATCACCTTTTTGATAATCACCACGGCCACTATTCTTTTGAGCTTTAGCTCCATCACGCTTTACTTCTCCACGCTCTGACATTATGCTAAATTCACCCTTGACATATGCCCATCTGGACAAGTCCAAAATACAAAGTACTCTGCACGATTATACTCTGCTTCGGACACAACTTTGTTACAGGTTTGGCAACTAAATGCACCACCCATTTCTATTTTGTCTTCTGATATGACAGTCTTCTTAGGCTTTTTGCCTATTAGATCTTCAATCTTGCCCATATATTTTTGCCTTCAGGCTTTCTACTACGTCAGGATTTTCTCTAAGATATTGAACAGTTTTTGCTCTACCCTGAAATCTTTCTTTACCTATAGTATACCATGCTCCGCCTTTTTCAACAGCTCCGTGCTGCTCAGCAACATCTAGCACTTCTCCCACTTCATCAATTCCTACGTGGTCTCCTTGATAATAGAAGTCGTATTGCCCCGATAGATTAGGGGGGCCGAGTTTGTTGTAATCAACAATCCAGTTAACGGGTCTTCCAACTCTCTGCTCAATAATTTTGTCACCAACCGTAATGCCAGATTTGATAGAGTTAGCTTCAGCCTCCGAAGACCAAAGCTTGATAACTGTGGATGAGAAAAACTTAACTGCCATTCCTCCCGTTGGGATGTGGCTAGCATGCATAGATCCAAATTGATTTCGTTGTTGCGAAATGAGTACAAGTAGTGTGTTCTTGTTTGCGTAGTT